GGCAGACCACGGTGTAGTTAACTGGATTGCAGATAAACAGTTCAAACACGCATCATTGCTCTACACCCACCCACCACAACGCACAGAGCAAGAGCCTGTGGCAAAAGTAGTTTTGACAGAAACACTTGAGTTGCCGTGTTTGCAATGGCTGGACTTGAATTGCCAGTTTGACTTTAAGGGAGGTGAATATCTCTACACCCACCCACCACAGCGCACATGGGTAGGGCTTGAATGGAATGATATGGTAGACGTACTTAATGAGGCAAATGGTAAAAGCATGGAACTATGGGAAATGTTTAAAGCATTAGAAGCCAAACTCAAGGAGCGTAATACATGAATCCAAGAGTAGCAGATATGGCCTCCAAGGTTGGATTTGATGCGGCCAAATACACATGGTTTGACTTCTTTGATGTGCCAAACAGCATTGAGGCAGAATTAAAAAATGTTGCTCACGAAAGTGGTTGGGACAATAAAGCGCTTGCGTTAAATGAATTTTATACACCATCAGAAAACATGGCTGTTTTACATCCTAGTATTGATAATGTAATTTTCACTTATGACAAATCAATAACTATTGGTAAATATACAGGCGCAGCAGTAATGATGTGGGGTTGTGATGGAGATGAAGTTCCATTAGCTGTATTAACTGCTTATCCAATTCAAGTGGTTGAAAATAAACCTTTGTTAAAAACAAATACTTTTATGAAAAAGCATTTTCTAAAATCGTTTTTAGATAAAGGCGACACACAAGAATATGCCATGCAACAAATCACAAAACTTTGTATTAGTGCAGTTAACTTTGCTTGTTTAATAAATTTACGAGCGCATAAAACAGATGAAGTTCTATTGGCTCACAACGCAAAAGGTTTGGACTTCATCAATCGAAAAAGAAAAGCAAAACATCAGCCATTGCTTTATTCATGGAACACTATTGAACTTAAGCCAAGCGCACAAGTAAAGCAGGAACATAAGGGTGGTACTCATGCCAGTCCAGCAAGACATAAGCGTAGGGCGCACATAAGAAAAAAAAGAGATGGCAGTTTTATATGGATACCTGAGATGTGGGTGGGTAGCATAGAAAACGGATTGATCGTGCATGACTATGTAGCAGACAAACAATTAACCAAAGAAAGCATCAAATGAACAAAGAAGTATTTAAAAATCAATCAGCAAACCTTGAATTAACTGAAAAAGAAAAATTTGATGTAGAAAATGCGTTAGACATTATGGAAAAAGTTTCAAAAGCAGAACTTGAGTTTGCTGGCAATGTTATTCAACAATTAAAGATAAAAACTATCCATACCACTATGGGGAAAGAGTGGGAGATGAAATATCCTAGTCTTGAAGAAGTCAAAAAGCTCCATGCGCTTGACAAGATATTTGAGATTACAAAACATTGAAGTCAAACTCAAGGAACTCAACACATGACACAACCAAAATCAGTATTTGACTTCTCAGGGCCATCAATCTGGACAAAGGACAAGGAGCTTGTCCAGATTAACATTGGCAAAATCAATGGCTCAAAGCGTAGAGAGCAAATGAGGCGCACAGAGACTGTTGGCATTCACCCACTAAGAAGCAAATCAAAAGATGGAAAAAGTTAAATCAGCATTTGAGTCCACTAACGAACCAAGTTTGTGGCAGACAGATAAGAGGGCTAAACGTCAAGAAGTAGCCCTTAAAGCGGCTAATACAGAGCTTAAGAACAGAGGTCTTAGGGTGCGTGAGAACTTCACGACTTACAGCAAGGCTAGAGTTTCCAAGTGATAGTCAAAATCCGCACCTTATATGGCAGAACTAAAGGGGTCAGAGGTGACCGCCAGACTGATGTTGTAATGGGTACGGCTTGGCTATGCCAGAAATGCGGTGAGGTGATCTTGTATGAACACCTCACCCCTAAACACTATTGCAAGCGTCCTCTTATGCCTGTAGTCCTTGCAAATACTGAGTCTTACCCGCAACCTTAACGGCTGTGAGTTCTTGCTTTTTCAAGTTGTCTGGGTTGTACGACACATGAACCCAACCTGAGTTTGGCTGACCTTGGGTATAGAACTCTAAGATCAATTGCGTGTAGTCCAGATTATTTTGAATCCACTCTGCCAGATCGGGATTAGCAACACCATCAATCTCGATGTCTGCGGCTTGACCTTTGCAGTGGTCAGAAGTCTTAGAGCCACCAACAGCGGCATTTGACTCAGGGCTACGGTATCCAGAGTTAACAGTTACAGACTTGCCAAAGTGGTCACGAACAGGCTGAAGAACCTTTTCGCAAAGAGTCTTTAGGTTCTCCAAAGCCTCATCATCAGGTGTATTGTCCAAACCCAGTCTGGTAGCTGTGTCTGACTTTGTAAGTTCCTTGAGGGTAAAGTTTGCTGACAGGTTCATTTGATTTCCTTTTGTGATTCAATTACTTGGTTGTACAAATTGATGCAAGCGTTTAGTTTGTTGATTGCTCTATCACCCTCCTCTGCTATTGCGAAAAGAGCTTTTCCAGCTTCTGGACTAAGTTCGGCTCGTGCTTCTCCTCCACTATCTCCTGTGGCAGTGGTGGTATCTGTGGAGGTTTGTAAGGCGCAGGTCGTTTTGACAGGAACCCGCAACTTGAAAGCACCAGAGTCAATAGCAGAATCACGCTCTTTAGCGGCAAGTTTGGCTTTTTCATTTGATGTCCTTAAGGCATTTGCAGTTGTGGTTACAGCGGTTGCTAAAGCCTGTTCCTTGGCTCTGGCTTGGGTATTTAGACGGTCTACTTCAGCTTGTTGGGCTTGCGACTCAACGTGCTTACCGTAAAAATACCCACCGCCAAAGGTTAGCAACAAAGCTATAAGACCTGATAGCAAACCCTTCATGGTGCTGGAGGCTCATCATTGTCAACAGCTTCAGCCTTTGCGGTAGCAGTAGCCACAGCAGACACAGCCTTACGACCAGCAACACCACCCAAGACACCAGTACACAACAGCATGATGTCGTTGAGCATCTTGGTGTAAACCTTGTCTATCGGAGCCATGCCAACCATAGGCTGAGTCACAAAGGTCACCGAATAGATGAAGCTAAAGCACGAACCAATCAGAATCAATGCAATCACCACAATGACAAAAGCCCATACTCGAGCCTCAATCTCCTCTGGTGATAAACGGTTGTTGGGTTTATATCCTACTGTTGCCATTATTTCGACTCCTTTTCTGGTTTAACAAGTTGGTCAGGACAAGTACCTGTAGCGGTACAGATTGGGGGTTTGCATTCATCAAGTGACCAGTTAACAGGGTCTTGGCACTTGTAGCGGTATCTGTCTTCACAGCCAGCCAGTAACCCGCAAAGGATGCCAGCACAAATTGTCAGCGCCAGCAGTTTAATTTCATGGTTTGTCATTTTTGCGTCTCTCCTGTTCTACTTGCCTTCTTAACCGTTCAACCTTCTCGACCTGTTCCTTCACCTCATGCTTGGCCTCCAAGATGTCGAGATACAGCATTGCGCCAAGAGGCAACAATAGTGCAATCAACACGCAAGCCGCTATCCATCCCATTATGTCCTCGCCAGTTTTCCTACGAATAGAAGCCACATCCAAAGGTACGCTATAAGGATTAGGGTTACGACTAGGTACGCTGACTTTGCTTGGAAGTCTCTTTTTTCCTCCTTGCGTTGCCATTGTTTAAACCTCTCTTGAGCCTCTTGCTTTAGCCTAGCCTGATCTTGTTCCTCCTGTATGACCTCTTTCATGTCGAAAACTGAACTGTACAAAGCACCCATTTCAGGTGGACTCTGGTAGACCATTGTTTCTCTGATGGTCACAACCAGCCTGTCCATCTCTTGCTGTGCCATCACCCTCTTTAGTGCCGCCTCCATATGGTTTTGGTCTGGGTCATAGACTGTTCTGGACTTTTCTTCTTCTTCTCTAATGTGAGCCGCTAGTTGTTCTTGGAGCTTGAAGAACTCAGTAAGGTTCTTAACGATGTCAACTTTGACTTGAGTTTCATCAACAGCGACATACTGAGACTTTTTAGGCTTTGCAGTAGGCTTAACAGCTTTAGGCTTGGGACTAGAGCCAAAGAAACCGCTAAGTTTCGACCAGAAACCTTGAACCTCTCTACCAATAGCGATAACTTCATCCGCAGTGGCTCTAATCTCGACAAAAGATTCTTTAGCTTGCTTGTAAAGTTCACAGCCAGCTTGGATGTTCTTGACAAGGCCAGCCGCAAGGAGACAAAGACTGATTGGGTCAATTTCAGTCTCCTTTCTTCAAGGAATCTTCAATTCGTGCTTTAAGTTTGCGGTCTTTAACAAACTGATTTGCGGCACGAATACCAGACAAAACAGGAACTGGCAATCCAGTCACCATACCAGTCAAGCCAGCTTCAGTTATAGCTGTCAAGATAACGCCAGCAGTGCCAGATGTATTGACTAAAGTGCCGGGCGGCACAGTCTGAACATATTGCAAAACTTCATTCAAATCACGAACTTTTTGCGCCTTGTCTTTACCAAGAACAATGTCCAAACGACCATTCTTGTCAAGGCTATTGATTGCGTTATTCAACTGTGCTGGAGAGACAATCTTTCTTCCCATTGAATCAGTGCCAAGGCCACTTGTTGACACTTCCTCTATATGCTTGATGGTTGAACCCTGAATCTCATTCCATGCAGTCTGTCCATCTTTGCCGCTAGTGTAAAGAACACGCTTCAAGAACGTGATTTCTTCAGGGCTACCATTCAGGATAGATTTTTGGAATACTTGGCTTGCCTCTACCTTGGGGTCATCCTTGCCTTTTACCTTGGTGAGTAAATTGGAAACAATGGCACGACCTTCAAACTTTCTGGCTTGCTGTTCTCTGATTGCTCTGGCTTGCTTATACAAGTCACCGCCAGCACTTTCAGTAGAGTCATCAATCACTTGCTTGATGCTACTGCCAAAGGACTTGTTTGTTGCGTCAACGCCCATAGTCTTGTTGACTGTTCTACGCAATAGTTCAGTGTTCGCCAAAGTAGTAGGAACAGCCTGAACAGTTCCATCTTCCAACTCTGTCAAGATTCCAAGCTGAATACCCTTGTTCTTTGCGACACTAATGACAGGCGCAACAGTAGATTCAGGCATATTTTCATTGATGTATGTAGCCAATGAATCCAAGGTTACTGGTGCTTCAAGTTCACCAGCAGTTTCAGCCTTCTTGTATGCGGCAGTGGTCTTAGCCTTTGCGCCTTGCCAACCTTGAGATAAAGCATCAATGACCTTGTTTCCTGTAGCCGCAAAGCCAGATTGAGCCGCTTCAGCACCAGTCATTTCCATCAAGGAATCAAAGTTCTGCAAAACTTCTAGATTGTTCTGCTCTGCTCTTGCCCTTAATGGTGCGCCTTGCTGACCTTTCATTTGTTCTTTTTCAAATGCAAGTTGTTCAGCTTCCCGAGTTCTTGCACCCTTAGTAAGAGTGACTGGAACAGGCAAACTCTCAGCAGTAGTTTGTCTGACCAACTCCATAGGAGTAGCCGCAGAACCACCGCTAACACGACCAGTAGTTATTGCTGGAGGAGGTA